TGAATCTATAATTGTAGAGGCTTGTATCAGTAGCAACATAATAAATTATTTCATTTGTTGTTCTGTTTGTAAATTTAAACAGAAAATACGGATTTACAAGAACACAACTTTCCGTAGCGGTGAATAGTAACGTATTGGTAATATCTTTATTTATTTGTAGCATAAAAAAAGGGTGAGGGAAATCCCCACCCCTCTTTAGGTTTTTGTTTTAAATATTATCCGGGTGTCTGTAAAACTAATCCCACCGCATTTGTTACCTCAAGTACTGGTTCTCTTTGCTCGCCTGTGAATGTAAGATTGTAACCATTCCTATCGCCACCTGCAAGCCCTGATGTTCCTTCTCCGGTAGTAAGCCATAAGCCGTTGTCCTTGCCGTACATTGTCCATCTGCCTGATAACTCCTTTGCTACAATGATAACCCTCGCCTTACCAAGCACAAGTATTATATTCCTTGTTGCAGCATCTCTTTTGTTGAGGGCCATTGTGAACTCATGGTTGAAGAAGAGTGATCCGTTTTGTGTATTACCTACAGGCGTGTCTTTTCCTTCCGCTGTGGCTTCGGGTATCTCAAATTTGTAAAACCTTTTTCCCGATGCTTTAGTTATTCCAGTAACTAATCCGCTTGCTTCGGCAACGGCAGTAACATCGTAGAAGTCGATAATGTAAACTTCTTTGTTACCGCCTACCGCATCACGGCAGTCAATTGCATAACCTGAGCTTATTGAACAATTAGGCATAATTAGATTGTTGATTTAAACTTCACTACTTCGGTTGTAAACGCTACGTTCACACCAAATTTAAAGGCTGCACGGAAACGACCTTCGTTGTTGTCTTCTGAATACCAAAGCTTGTAATTAGCTTCTTCACCTTCAGCATCAACCGCAATTGCAGCGTTAGATAATCTCATTGCATACATATCTCCTGTTCCGTTCAAGCCGTGTACAGCTTCTATACGGATGCCTGTTCCCGGTACGGTAAGCCCACCGTAGTTAGATTTGTCGTTGAAGTTGTAAGAGAAAAGATTAGCTGTTACACCTGCATCTACATACATGTCGTATGCAGCATACTCCATGAAGATAACAGTATCAGTTAATCCTTTCAAAGCCGCTGGGATAGCGTTCTTCACGGCACGAACGGCAGTAATGATGTTAGCTGATGTAAGCCCGCTAATTACGCCAATTCCTGTAAAAGCATTTACGTTTGCATCAACCGGTGAACCTGCATCAATCAATTTAATAAGTCCGTCGAACTTGTTAAGGTTCATATTTCCTGATGCTGTATCACCCTGCCATAATGCTGTTTCCAGTTGGTTTGCAATACGCTCGTTCTTACGATTAGTCCATGCTGCTTCCCATGCTGCTGGCTCAAATGATTCATAGGTAGAACCTGCCCTCATTGCTTCCTGAATGAAGGAAGTTTCCAATGTCTTGTAACAAAGGGCTTCTTCCACTTTGATTTTACCAACGGTAACGGTACGCTGCGAATAGGTAGTTGTGCCTGATGGATTCCATCCACAAGCATCTGTTTGAAAAGGCGCATCGGTATCCATAAGAGGAATTGCTTCCGCACTCTTTACCTTTGTTAAAACGATACCGCTCTTAGCGATAAGTTCCTGTGTCTTTGCACCGAAGATAGCCGCTGTCAATAACGGTTCTACCGATTGCCGTGTGTACGATCCAATGCCTGATAATGTAAATGCCATAGTTAGTTTATTTTAGGAAAACAAGATTTTAGAAATGTTTTTTATTGTTTCGGATGGTTGTTTAACATCCGCTTTAAAATGATTCTTTTTTTCTACAGTCGGATCCGGTACTGCTGTTGGTTGTGCTGATAATGCTTCAACCACTTCGATAACACCACTTAATACTTTGTTCGATGTTTCTTTGTGTGCTTTCATTTCAACCTGAACACCTTCGATGCTTGTGCGATATGCTTCTACTGCATCCGCTTGCGCCGCTTTGGCAAGTTCATAGCCCATGCAATTCTGCATCAAGGCTTTGTTCATTGTTTCCAAAGCCGCTATTCTGTCTTCAATAGTTGCAGCAAACTGCATCTTAGAAAACTCTTCCATCTGTTGGATGCTCATTGGTGCAGGTGCTACCGGTGCTACCGGCTTCACTTCTGAAATTATTCCACCCTCTGCAACTACTAATACTGTTCCGTCCTGTAAAGTATGCTCTCCTGCCGGTGCTGCAACTTCCGCACCGCTAACGTCCTTAATCTTCACTACTCCACCTGCTTCGAGTTTGTCAATGCTTACCATCGTAACGCCATCGTTTAACGTGTAATCGGTACTCATTGTAACTGGTGCTACTGGTGCAGCAGCAGGAACTACAGGAGCAACTGGAGCGGTTACTGGAGCGGCAGCAACAGGGTTTACAAGTGTGTTAAAGAACTCTTTAACCTGCTTTAATATTTCGCTTGCATTTCTTTCCATACTTATCAATTATACATTTATAATTTAATTGTAACTTTTTAGCTCAATAACTTTTTCAAACTGTTCAGAATTTCCTCATCAGTTTTTTTCGGAACATCGTAAATGAACAAACCTTCCACGCTGAAACCTTTAAACTTTCCTTCCTTAACATCTTGCCAAACCTGCTCATTCTCAATGTACATTGAACCGAACCAACTGCCATCAGGCGCATCCTCATAACCTACCATCGGCTTTATGCCTCGCTTTGTATCGCTAATAAAACTTTCAAATAAAACTATCCCTGCAAGTGGAGTTTCGTGCATCTCATTTACATTCGATTGGTATTTTTTCTTTGCATACTTGATAGCTATTGTCTTTATCGTGTCCGCATCGAATACAATGTAATGGCTTCCAAACTCATCATTTTCTCTGTAGATAGGCTTGTCCGCTATCATCAGCGGCCCGGAGATTATCCTCTGCTCCTCGTTTTCAATTTTGTATTTCTGTTTGTGTAGATTGAAGAACTGAAAGTCCTCTTGTATTGCCGGTAAGTCAACGAGCGCAACGGCTGTAACCTCGCTCGCCCCCTCAATGTTGGGGTTAATCTTTAGTTTATAGACAGGAAAATCCATAAACTAATTATACTTTAAAATCCAAAATGTAACTTAATTTATACGTGCGGCCCTGTTTAAACGCCTGATTCTTTCCTGATTACCGCTTACGTCTGTTTCCAATACATAAGCCCTTGCAGCCACGTTCCCGATGGCGTTAATGGATTGTTGGTTTAGGTTTGTTGTTGTGGCTTGTGGGGAGAAATTGCCAAGCGAAGGAGCAGCGATTGAACCACCGCCACCGCTGCCCGGTACTCTTACGGCAACAATACTTTTAACTGTTCTCAATCCGCTTGCAATAACTGCCGCCATTGTTGCTATCCCTGCTAATGCTTGAACTGGATTAGTCGCTGTCTTAATAGCTTTCAAGGCCTCTGTACCTGCTAAGAAAGTATTGATAGTCGCTGATGCAATGGCTAATGCTTTCCCTGCTGCCGTTTGTTTTCCAACAACGTCTGCAAGTTTATTTGTTGAATCTGCAATAGATTGAAGGTTGGCAATTCTTTGCGCTGCTGCATCTTGTTCAGCCTTTAATAATTCCGCATCGGATTTTAATTTTAAGTTAGCATAGAACTGCTCCCAGTATATTTTATTTTCTGCTGATTTTCTTGCAGCTTCTTCTTCTTGCTCTGCTATTGCATCGAATTGCTTTTGTGCATTTTCTAAAGCTAAATCATCTGCTTCGTTTGATTGTTTTGTTAATTCTAATCTTGTGGCTAAAGTAGCCTCGTATCTCTTTTGATCTTCTTCATCTTTCTTTTTTTGCTCTTCATCTTTTTTCTTTTGCCTTGCCTTACGTTCTTCTTCTTCCTGTTTTGCAGCATCCTGTCTAATCTTCTTTAGCTTTAACTGATTATCTAATTCAGCTAACTGACCTTCTTCATTTATCTTCTTTGCTTGCGCTACAGCCTCATCGCCTCTGTCTTCATCTAATGAATAAGCCTGCCTAATAAAATTATTTTGCGCCTCAAGTTTCTTTCTCCTGTATTCCTGTTCAATTTGGAATATCTCTTCTTCACTTGCTCCTGCAAGTTTCGCCCTCGCTATTGCAAACTTCTCTTCCCTGTCTAATCTTGTGTTGATTCTTTTTAACTCATCCTCCGCATTTTTTAAAGTTAGGTCGTTAAACTTCTTTTGTGATTCCGCTGCCTTATCAGCAGCACTTGTAAACTCTTGAAACGCCTGCACAGCCTCCCCGATAAGTACAACAAGTAAACCAATTCCTGTAGCCGCTATCGCTCCCTTTAGAACTTTAAATGATGTTGATGTTGTTTCTACTCCTTGCCCAAACAACTTCATCACAATAGCTGCCGCCTTAGTCGCTAATTCATTTGCCCTGATAAATACGGTGCTGTTTTTTATCTGCGCTCCCAAAGCAATAAAAGCATCTTTAGCAGCAAGTATTCCGTTAAGGCCTTGACTTAAAGCCATCACGGAATTTAACTTTACTAACGTTTCTTCAAGTTCTTTGCTCTCCGTTCCAAACAAAGCCTGTGCGCCCTGCAAAGCCTGAAAGCCACTTACTGCCCCAGTTACAGCACCTGCAAGAGCATTGAACTTCGCATCGGGGTTAAAGGCTTCACTCAACTGCTTAGCATCGCCAATAGCATCTTTTAAATTTGCTACTTTCTTCGCTGCTGCTATCGCCTCCTTTGATGTTGCACCAAACTTTTCATTCAGCGTTAATAGTTCCTGATTGGCATCCCTTAGTTGTTTCTTAAACGAACCGACGGAAGATTCCGCTGCCTTACTGTTTACTTCAAATTCTAATGCTACTGTTGTCTTTGCCATGTTATAATCCTTTAGTTCGTTGCCATCTCATGTTTGTTCCTGCGAATATGGTTGCCGTGTTACTCGTTACTGTTGCAAATTGCAATTCTATTGTTCCTGCATTTACTCCGTTTGTTACTGTGAACACCATTCTGAAAGGAACTTCTACGCCTATACCTGTTGCAAATGTTGAGCCCAGTGTATTAATAGCAGTTATCAAACTGTTCGTCATTGCCGTACTCAATGTTGCAGTACCTTGTTGAGCATAACCTTTTATTGTGCAGCCCGATGGTGCTCCAATCGCTAATTTCATTCCACTTGTAGATGTTGCTTTTGAAGCCGTACCATCTACCATTACGAAATATCTTTGATTAGCAGCTATTTGGAATTTAAGATTTGTAGCAACCGCTGTAGTGCTTGATGTTGTTGCATCTAAAATAAGATAAGCTGAAGATGTATCTCTTTTCATCATTGCTGCCGTGTCTGCAATTGGCAGCTTTAAATTCAAGGCCGTGTATAAATCCGTTTGCGTGTCTAAATCGCCTGTAATGCTTCCCCATGTCGAACCGCCTCCTGAAGGAGTAGACCATTTAACACCGTTGCCAACATAGATAGAACTGCCAATCGTGGCAATACCTGTCTTGTAATTAGTAGTATCTGAAGGTGGCTTAAAATTACTATCAGCAATAAAGCCCGGTGCTTTTATAAACTTGCTCGAGTAAACTATCCTGCTGCCCGGCTGTGCATAAGCAAACCCAATACACATAAGTAAAGTAATAACGTACCTCATCAGTAATCTAAGTTTATAACTTTTAATAATTCGCATTTAGTTAGTTCATCGCCATTAGTATTGAAGTCAATAACCTTCATTAATCTAAACAAGGCCCCATCAATGTAAATCAGCCTTTTGAAATCTAAATCGTAAATGTCTTGAACAGTCAACTTAAATGAACCAGTCAACAACTTGCTGTCCTTGTCTGTTATCTCGGCTAAGTACGGTGAGTAATATGTATTGAATAGATTGTTGGTTAGGTTACCGCTTACTAACGTAAAGTATAATTGTTTCGGTGCGCCAAAGTTTATATCGCTTGCCGGTGCATCGGGGTCGTCTAAATGACCACCGTATCCGTAATAATCATAATTTGCAATAGCAGTAGTTCCATCCAAGATATTGTAACTGGTAACATCTGTAATTCTTTTAACCTGCAATAATCTAATGTTGTGATCCATTGCTTCTTCAAATGAATCATTGCCTGACTTTTTATAAACGGCAGGATAAACCTTATCCGTACCATCAGCACCGAACAATACACTTGATGAGAATATAACCTCTACCGTTTCCGTTTCCTTTGCAAATTCATAAGCAGTATCATAAATCCTATCGCCGTAACCTTCGTTGTATTTCTTTCTGTAATTCTCATTATAGAAGTCGTTATCCTGTTTAAATTTAAGATTATAGAACCTTGCATTTAGTTCACTCATCGGCTTTATCCTGTACGGCTCGCCCCTGTTTAATTTATCGCTCCAATCTAAGAAATTAGATGTTTGATAGAAGTCCGGGTAAGGCTCTATCATCAAATGCTTTTCTATGAATTTATCCTCGCTTACAATTAGATTGAACAACTTTAAAACGGAAGTAAATAAATCCTTTTGAAATATACCCTGTGGTAATGATGGGTTTATCTCTACCGTTTCGCCTAATGGCAAATCAACAAATCCCGGAGGGTCTTTTTGTGTTACTATCTCTGCGCTGTCAACACTTACAATACAAAGGAATGTAAAAGCAAATGAAGCAAATTTAACAGATAATGTATCGCCTGTGTTTAATGTCTTTGTTATTTCAAGTTCAATATCAAATGTGCCAGTAACAAGTGTTCTACTAACATCATCAATATAAACAGTAGCTGCTCCCGGTGCTGTGCTTGTAACTGTACCCCTTAGCTTTACTTTTGTTTTTGTTGTAATCGTTGGCGTTCCTGTGTATGTGAATACGCCTGCTGAATAAGTAAAATCATTTAATGTAGGGCTTCCGAATAAAACATTAACAGGCCCTAATGAGTTTATATTTTGTTGTGTTGTGGTTGCTCCATTTACATAATCTGTAACGTTGTTCTTAAATAGTCCTTTTTGATTGTTCCCAATAGCCAATCTTTTGAAAAATGCAGTATCGAAAAAAGATGATTCCCATGTGTACCCCGCATCTGTGATTATCCTATTAACGTAATCCCTTAGATAAAGAGCAGGTCTATAGGCTGAATACTGAAAATTAATTTTATCAATACTTACATTTCCGTAATCGGTAAGCGGATAAAAATATCCTTCGCCCTGATTAAGGGTATAGCTTATTATTGGAATCGTCTGCTCTAATGTAACCGCCTCAACCACTTTAAATCTTGTTGCACCTGTAGTAAGAAATTCAACGCTTAGAATTGTAAACGCTCCGTTGTTTGATGCTGTACTTGAAACAGTGAAAGTTTGTCCCGTTTTTAATTGCCTGAAATTAACGCCAAAGAAAATAATGTAATTAAAACCAGCTGAAACAATAAACAACGTTTCTTGTGGTATGTATTGAAATTCACCAAGCCAACTATCCGCTATATTTGAAACAGAATAAACATGATTATAATTTGAGAAATCAATATCCTGTAATCTTTTGTTACCAAGTTTATTAATGAAGCCTCCCAACTCGCCAATAATCGAAACTTCATACTCAATAAACTTCCCATCTATAATAATCTCAAGCAAACGGATAACTCCCTTAATAATCTGCAAACCATTTACTTCGTAAAAACACACAGCTGAAAGTGCAGAATTGAAGTTATACAGCACATTCGGTTGTGCATCTACCGTGAAGTTAGAATTGTTTATTTCGAATATATTCCCAAAGATGTTATTGTTGTTCGTTGTTCCGGGAATGATAATAGTTTTGCTGAATGCAGTAGACTTGCTATCAAGGTTTACAATATCATCAACGGCATAAGTGATCTGGTTAGACAGCCCTTCAGACAAGTCCAACTCATAACCTTCCATTATAAATCTACCTTGCATGGGCATACCTTGTTTGGTTTAATTCTATTTCAATTTCAAATACACGAAGTCTGTTGTTTATTATCGTGCTGAACTCATAGTTGCTTGTCTTTATAGTTACCGAGTAAAAGTACCCGTCTATTTCTGCATACACTTGTGGGGATAATAGAAGCTCATACAGCCATTCGTAATCCGCATCCGTTGGCGCATCCATTGTAAGATTGTAAGTAAAGCTGCCACGTTGTGCGTGGTTTATCTTACTCTCCACCGCTTTGTTGCCTGTATAATAATCTACACTTGACAGCCCAAACTTATAATCTCGTTTTGTAAATCCTTTTCGTTCTACTTCCATGTTCAATCTTCGTACCAAACCGAATCGTGCCGTATCAAATAACCCCCATGCGTTCATAAAATGCAGCGGAATAGCCTTGTATCCCCTGTCGCAAATAATATCCACCCTGAATATATTGTCTGCACCGTTTAAGTAAACTTCATAATACTTACAATTAGTTCCAATAAGTGCGCTGCCTGCATAGTTGTTGATGGCCGATGGACTTATATTCAGTTGATGATACTCTGATGCACTTGCTGAAATAGAACCTAAGTTGGTTGTAGTTACCGTGCCGTTGTAATTGTAAACATTGACAACAAGGCTAAGAGAAGAAACCCTGTTAAAGCCTACCATTAACTTTTCACCAATATAAGTTGAGCCTGAAATTTCAGGATAGTCTATGCTCGTTCTCAAAGGTCGGGAAGTTACCCATGTGTTATTGTAATCCGATATTCCCTTGATGCGTCTTTTGAAAATCGGTGGTCGCCAGTTAAATGCCCTTGTTGTTCCGCTGATTAAATTTAGAGAAGTAATACCGCTAATCTCTTCACCGTATCTTACATCATAATCTAAACCAACCTCACCGCTGATGTTAGGCTTTGCACATGAAACGGAATTATCGAATGTTACCCAGTCGTAAGTAATCGAGTTCTTTACAATAGCGGAAGCATTTAAGTATCCTCTGTTTGTTGTCGGATCCGGGAATTGCTTTACTCTTACTTTCTGAACGCCACCTATGAAAATATCAAACACGTATTTAAAACCCAATCCGCTTACATTATTGCTTGAAACTACGTGCCATAAATCATCCTGTATTGATGGTTTATCCGATGGCGTGTTGATTATCGTTATCATCTTTTTTTACCTAATTTAATACCGCTCAATGTTATCGTAACGTCCGTTCCGAATGAATCAAGTATCTCCTGCTCGAAGCCTTTAAAAGTTTCCTTAAATGCTTTGTCGAAGTACATCGTTGATTTTATACCTTGCCGCTTTATCATGTAGCCCAGCGTGTTTACTTGCGTCTGTTCCTCTGTCAATCTCTTGCCCTTCGCTTCGTTACCGATGCCAAATGCAACATCTTTCTTTCTATTCCTTACCCTGCCTTTGTTGTTCTTGATGTACTTCGCCAATGAAATCTTCATTGTGTCCGGTACGCAAAAGTTCTTAAAATTATAAGGCGAACCGGGCGCATTCTTACTGCTCTTTACTCCTCTTACTCCTTTGTTTACGAAGTCGTAATAGTCAAGCATAAACATTCTCAAAACAATTCTTCCATCCTCAACACTTACTACAGGATCAACGCTGTCCGCTAAATTTCCCTCGCTTACGTTCTTGCTTTTTTCTAAGTTCTTCCGCAATGCCAAAGCAAACCTTGCCCCATAGTCTGCCATCTTTTTTCGAGTAGCATCCAATTTAACAGGGCCGTATAAATTCTTTTCCTCCCCTTTCGTGTCCAGAAAACTTAAATCATTTTTTGGCATTGAGGTATTTCTTTTTTTCTTTTAAGTAAACCAAATCGTTTAAAAACTGAATAACCGGCAAAGCCCAAACATCGTCTAATTTAATTCTTTCGTATTCTGCCACCTGTTCGCTGCAGCTATTCCATCCAAAACTTGCTGCAAACCTTTCATCTGATCCTCTGCTTGTTCTTTGCTCATCCCCTTGCCCATCAGGGTCATTTTCAAATAGTGATGGGAACTTTTCATTGAGGCTGTGAATAATCTGCAAAAAAAAACACAACAAGAAAATGCAACTTTAAAGTTGCATTTCAGCATCTTTTCAGCCAAATCCTCATGTTCTGTTCCATCTATTGGCTTTTCCCTGCCTAACCAATTACAAGGAATTACAGCAGATGCCATCATCTTGTGCAGGTTCATAATGTGGTTCTTGCCAAACTCAATCCCCTCCACGTACTTGCCCGCTTTCATTTTCTTAATGTTCAGTTCAATCTTGTAAAGCCTGAAGCCCAACACAAAGTACTTGGGTATCTTTTTGCCTTGAAAATCAAAGGACTTGTTTATTCTTTCACATAACCTGCTGAACTTCTTAATGCTCATCTTGTCTACCTCGTCTTCAGTCTTCCCGGTTAAAACCATAACCATCTGGGTTGCCTTGTCCATTTCGTTCAAATCGAACTCATTAATGATGTTCAGTTGCTGAAATTGCTCAATGTTCATACTTTAATATACTTTTTTTAGATAATTGTGTAATGACCGTTTGCAGCCCCTGACTTAAAGATGCGCCAAGCCAATGCCAATGCACACACAGCATCATCGTGAAGTCCTGTTGGTGCTGAATACTTCACACCGTTCTTTGTGTATTCGTATTCGAAGTTAGAAAGTTCATCGGCAATAATGCCAGCAGGAAAATTTATCTTTCTTTGTTGGATGGCTATTGCTAACATCTCCATCAACTGCTGCTTCGACGTGTTTGAAAACTTAAACATATCCAAGTAGTATCTTCTATCAACCATCTCAGCTACAGGGTCACCAACGCCTGTGGTATCTATTGAAATTGGAACTACAGGTAAATTGTTTATGTGCGTGATGGTTTGCTTCCAATCCTTTTGAAACCGATCGAACCAACATACAGAACCGTTTACGTCCAGCCCGATGATTACAGTCCAGTCGTATGACTTCGCTAAATCAATACCAAAGCAAACAGGTGGTAAGTTAGACAGCGGATAAGTACATTGCTCAATGAAGTTCAGCCCAAACGGATTAGCTGTATTATCTGCAAACTGTGCTAAGTACTCCTGATTAAACGCCACTTCCGGCAAATCCCGCTTAGCATCGTCTATTTCTTTCGGATCAATAAATGGATTATCATAAGTACTCATCGTCCATGACTGCCAGTTGGCTTCACCAGTTAAGCCCCGCTGATGCAACTTGTAGAAATCGTTCTTGCCTTTCGGAGTTGACAGAAACCACGCCCCACCTTTCAAATCAGTAAGGGTAGGCCTGATGGCTTGTGTCCATGCCTCCCATAACTCTTTAACAAACGCTGCTTCATCCACTACAACCTCCTTATATTTCCTTGAACGTCCTGCCTGTGGGTTATCCAATGACCAGAACTCTATCTTACCGCCTGTGATTAGTTCAATGAATTGGTTATCGTGTTTTCTTACTACAGCCTCATTTAAAGCCAATAGGCACTCGTTGTAAGTGCCTTCAAGTAGTTTGTATGTTGGTGCGAAGTAACCGGAAGGGAAGCCCTTTATTGCCGTTTCGGAAAGAATGTTTACCGCCATTGCCGATTTGCCGAAACGCCTGCCGCAATTTGCTACGTTAAACCGTTTCCGTTCCTGTATCATCCTGACCTGATTCGGATGCAGGTTGTTGAGGTATACGTCCATAGTTTACGTTTAGTGTTCCATCTGTCTTTACATTACTGTTTTCAGTAAGCCCGTTAAGCCGTTGGGTTATTGATGTGTTGTAAATGCCTGTCATGCCTCCATCAATCTGGTCGGCTGTCCTTTCTTTCACAATGCGTGAACAGATGGGAATAAATTCGGTGTACAGTCCATCCTGATTCTTAAAGTATTGCTCAATCCCAAAGCCATGATTTTTATAAACAAACGCCTCAAAACCAACTTGTGTAAGCGGTCTTTCTCTTAACCGGTAAACTTCTTCGCCATCTTTGCCAACAAAGTCTTGTACCCTAACAGGGTTCTCTTTAGCCCATTTTGTGTAATCATGCCAAAGTTCCAACATTCGTTCAGGTGTCGGTATGTATTTATGATTTCCCATGTTAAAAACGTATTGTTTTATCAATCCACCAATCCTCATAAGGTTTACCCTCATAACATACATCGGGAACTAAAAGCCGGTAGCCCAAATTATTTAGCATTTGCCTTGATCGTTGCCGGTAATCATGCCCAGCCGATTCGTTGCAAAGGTAATAATCATGCTCGTAAGTTATCAAGGAAAAGCGTGTTGTTTTATGCGGCAACTTGGTAAGCATCTCAAATGTGTTCCTTGCCGGGTCTATGTCGAGTGATAAATATTCCACTCTTTTAGGTAGCCAATCAAATGAAGTAGTTAAAGCATTGCCGATGATTAAACGGTTCTTTCGGGTTTGATGCCAAATTTCTTCGCATTGGTTGTCTATGTCAATGCTTATACCATCCCATCCGTTTTGCTCGAGCAGGTAGGTATTGGAAATGTTTATTGGGTGGCTTGCTCCTATTTCAAGATAGTAACCTTGCTTGATGTGGGATAATACCCATTCGTCTTGTCCGGCTTGGCTATACATTGATTATGGTTTCTCTTGGCTCGTTTAATGATGAACAGGTATGCCCGGGTGCTTGCTCTAACCTGTAGTTTATTCCTAATCCCATTGCTATCGTTGACATGGCCGAATAACATCCAGTAAACATTTTTGCATTGTGTATCAGGTAAGCAGCTTCAAGAAATGAACAGGGCATGAACCGTGCCTTTGTGTTAAATAGTTCCTGAAAAGTATTGTATTCGCTTTCGTAACCGATGAAGATTACATCTTCTGCCAGCGTAAAAAGATAATCTACTTCTTTTGCCCAGTTGAAATTTGGATCAGCGTAATTCGTTGTGCGGTTGATTATGCAATAGGGAACTATGCCAATGCTATGGTTTGCGCCTTTCAGATTGTTTGTGCCTTTAGGTAAATCTACTTTCATTGATTTTAACCATCCGTCCTGCCATCTTTCAACCGGTATGCCCTGACCTTTGAAATGTGCCTCCACCAAATTGTGATGATGCCCGGCATGGTCTCGAAATTTGTTTAGATTTATGCAGTCTTCCGGTGGCGTGTCAACTACTTCCACTTTGATAATGTA